GTTGAAATCACCAGCAAAAGCGGGTGAAACATTTGTGCCGTAAGTTGAGAAGTAAATCTCAGTTGTTGGTGTGAATGAAATTGCGCCTTGTGATGTTCCGTTTTTGTAAAAAGTTACTTGGTTGTTTGTTGCGTCAACAGCAATTCCAATCACATCCCCTGCGGCATAAGATGAGCCGTATGTAGTAGCCGTGTTATTAATTAACTTGTTTCCGTTTGTTCTATACAAAACACCAAAAGTTCTTGAACTATCAGATTGAGTGTAGGCAATACCTACGCCATCTTGAATGGCTGAAACATAACTAATCGTGACTTCAGCATACCAAGTCCCAGATGTCATTCCAATCGTAGAACGACCGCTTGTATCTGTGCTTGCATTTCCAACAAAATTTAAATTGCCATTGGCTAAAGTTGGATTTGTTACGCCAGAAGTTGTTATTACAAGCAATGGATTCAGCGTAGCGTAATTCCCCCGCACAGTCCCACCCACACCAGTATCAGTTCCATACGATGTTGGTGAATCAACAAGAGAGTCATTACCCGCACCCGCAGTCACGCTGAAGTTATTAGGTGTCCAGTTGTTGCCGTTACCTGAGTAGTCTTTACCCAATGTAGCGGCTGTTGTGTTGCTGTTGTCTGAGAAGTTCAGATAGAAGCCGTTAGTGCCGTATGAGCCTGAGTAGGCTTTAGGTTGCCATACGCCTGTTTGTGCGTTTGTTTCACCGAATGATGATGGGGTTAGGGCTTGACCATCGATGAAGTTCACCTCGGTCATGTAGCCACTAAAGAAGTTACCACCACCAGAGCCAGACCATGAACCGACCGAATGATTAACTGTGTTGTTTACAGAAAGCGTTGAATTCTGTGCAGGATAAGTCGCAGTTCCAAACGATGTTACTTGCGAACCATTGATGTACAACTTAAAACGATTTGATGCCGTTGCTTGTGTTGTGTCAGTTGCAAGAACAACATGATACCAAGCAGAGGGGTCACGAAATACTTGGGTTGTAATAACGGCTGTTGTGCTAGAAACACTATCAAAAATATATAAACAATCAGTTGAAGTTTGATATAAAAACTGAAAAGCACCACTTCCCCCTGCGGAGAATAACTGTTGGTCTGTGCCAAACGAACTGCGCTTAACCCATCCACTCCATGTCCAAGTTGTGCGATTAGAAGCACTCGCAGGGGTACGATTCAGATAAGCAGAATCTGCGCTGTTAAAGCGCAAACTGCGTGAGATTTGATAGCCGCCAGAGACTGATGCTGTTTTAGATGCTGCAAACATTGTCAGTCCTTATGGTGTGTAGTTCTGTGAAATTACAGCGCCATACCAATTTGTCCCGTCAGCGAAAAATGACAATAGGTCCAGGCGAGAGGCCGTGCTGGTGATTGTCGGTGCTGTGCCGCCTGCCCACTTGACTGTCGACCAGGTCACAGTGCGAGAGCCAGTGCCATCTTGCTTGAGCAGCATCACAAACGATTTGCCGCTGGTGGCTGTTGGCATTGTGATGGTCACATTACCACCCAAAGTGATAATCTGCACTGTGCCATTGGCCAGGTCTAATGTGATTGTCGATGTTGGTGTGGCGCTGTAAGGCGTTTCAACATAGTTGGTGACAGTCGGATTGCTTATTGTTGGCGCTGTGCCAAACACCAAAGCGCCAGAGCCTGTCTCACCCGTCACAGCAGCTGCCAGGTTTGCGCTCGATGGAGTGCCAAGCCAGGTGGCCACACCAGTGCCAAAAGATGAAATGCCAGTTCCACCCTTTGCCACCTTCAGCACTGGGCCGGCATCAAACAATGCATCAATGGTGTCCAGGTCGCTGTTGAGCTTCGTTCCCCAGGAATCAGTAGATGCACCGACCTCTGGTTTGGTCAGCAATAGGTTTGTCGTTGTGGTATCAGCCATTTTTCACCTCATGCGGCAATTTGCCAGGATTCACTATTATCAGCAATTGGCGACCAGCTTTCACTGTTGTCGCTAATTGCATCCCATGTTTCTGATGTATCAGAGATTGGTGTCCAGGTTTCTGAATTATCAGATATCGCTGACCAGGTCTCTGATGTGTCGCTCTCGTCTTCCCATTTTAGACGCGCATTGACCGCCATGGATGACACGGCAGTGAATGCCACTGCACCAGATTGTCTTCTGATGGCATCAATGACCATGGTGCTTGTGCCAGTCACAGCAAAGCCAGAATTGCCAATGATGCTGGTGGACACTGTCAGTGTCGATGTGTCTTCAATGGTGGCCACGCCAATGGCGTATCTGGTGGCTGCAATGGCCACTGTGCTGCTGTCGCTAATGGCTGCTGCACCTATGGCATACCGGACACCATCAACAGCCATGGTGCTTGTGTCGCTGATCTCAAAAGCGCAAGTCTTTAGATTATTGGCCGCAATGGCCATGGTGCTTGTGCCAGTGATGGCCACTGCCCCATCCAATACCTCATTGGCCTGCACAGTCATTGTGCTGGTGGATGTGATATTTATTTCAGCCGACACATACCTGGTGGCAGCCACTGCCATGGTGGATGTGTCGTAAATCTCAAACTGGGTGTTAGAAACGGCAACACCAGCCACCGCCATGGTGCTGGTGTCTGTGATCGCCACGCTTGGCTCAAATGAGCCTTTTGAATAATTGCCGACTCCATAAGAGCCGTAGCCGTAGCCTACCCTTGGATCAGAGTATTGACCAGCGCCAAAATTCCCCGATCCATAGGCAGCCATATCAAGCCAAAGTGATGCTCAATGAAGTCGCTGGAATGCGCAAGACATCACCATCATTAATGGTGCGAGCTGTTGACACTGGAGCCCATGCCAAGAGGTTGCCAGAGCTTGATGCATCAAAAATGCCAGCCCAGCCGATTGACCCCCAATTTCCACCGCTGGCAGCTGCAAACTCGATAGCCGCTGCATTGGTGAATGTTGTGGATGTGCCAGAGCCTGAGATTGTGCCAGTGGCCACTCGGGCGTATGCATTGCCGGTCACTTCAGTGCCGCCACCAGTGTCGCTTGGGGCAGCCGTGAATAGGCCAACATACCAGGCTGTGGGGCGTGTGGCGCTGCTGCCCGTAAAGAGCCAGGTCAACACTAGGTTTTCGGTGTAATCGCTAAATGATGACATATCAGTCCTTATCCAAAAGTCTTTGCACGGGTGATCAATGCACCACCAGAAGATGCACCGCGATCATCAGCAGTTTGTAAATCATTCAAGGCACGCTCATACAGCGTGGCCCATGTCTGGATTCTCGCATCATCTTGCAAGTATGGTGCAGCCTGGAGAAGCGATCCATACAGATAAATGTCGGGGCTTGAAGACAAAAGCCAGTTGCTGGTGTTGCTGCTTGATAACTTTGCCAACTTTGCGTAATAGGTCAGCTCGGTTGTGTAAGTTGCATCAGGTGTCGGGACAATTCTGAATTGGCCACCGACCACACCAAAGAATCTTGGCTTGCCACTGGCAGTGTATTCGGCTGCCTTATTGTCCAGGGCATCAATGCTCAAAAACTCCAATGGAGTTTGTGGATTGGTGCTGGTCAATTTGAGAGATTTGGTCTCAAGAAAATCACTTGGCACAGCGCCATATTGCGCGTCAAAAGAGGCATTGGCCCGGACAATCATCTGCCTGGTGCGCAGTGTTCTTTCGATTTGTGCTTCGGCCAGAGAGATGAAGTCTGGGATGGTGGATGTTAAATCTGACCGATTAAGCCAGTCACCAATTGAAGTCTTCAGTTCTGCATAGGTGCTAAGTGCCATCTTTCGCCTCTTTTTCCATTTCCTCTTTCACAATCCAGGTGTGGTCATGGCGAAACTCAAATGTGCCAATGTGGCCAATTTCCTTTGAGACATCATGGTCGATGTAGACCTTGTAACCCAGCTCTTGAGCTTTCTTACAAAAGAACACATCCTCGCCCATATAGCCCCGTGTGGACTGCCATGGCATATCAAACCATGGCTCGCTCATTCCCTCAAACACCTCGCGCTTGATGAGCATTATGCCAGTGCCAATGCTTCCCACCTCTTCCAGTCCAGTCGATTCTGGCATGGTGTAGACAGCAATGCGCTTGCCATTTTCGTCATAGTTCTGAGCTGTCGGGCCAGTAGGCATTCTGCGTCTTGCGCAGTTGGCTGCGACAATTTCCTTGTCATGGGCCAAGAGTCTGCCGACCAGGTCCTGGGGAAATGTCATGTCTGAGTCGATGAAAAGAATGTGTGTGCATCCCTCTCTCATTGCATCCAGGCAAAGGTCAGCCCTTTGGTTTTGGATGATTGTGCCTTGCATCAATTTCAGACTGATTGCGTCTTCGGTGTTGAGCGTGTGATAGGCCACCATATTCACCATGCAGTAGGTGTAGTTGGTATGGACCTGATCACGGGCAGGGGTGCAGACTGCGATGTAATTCATACTTTGCCGGGTCTTGTTCTAAAAAATTGATTGTCGGAATCGTTGAGCCATTTTTTCATGTATTCCTGGTCATCGATCTTGCCTTCAGCCTTCATCTTGTAATAAAGCGCTTCTGGAATTGATGCGACCAAGTGCCATTCACCAGTCCAGTTGGCCTTCTCATCCACAGCGTTGTAGATGGCTTTGTTGGCCTCAATGACCGCAGTCACATCTTGCTGGGTCTGGATCGTCACATCACCGGTTTCTGAGTCTTCATGCCAGAAGCGCTTGATGCCTTGCTCTTTGTTTTCGTTTAATAGTCTTTTGTGAATCATTTTAAAAAAGAGCCAGGTTTCCCTGGCCCTTTCCTTTGCTTCGATTAAGAAGTGATCAAGTCAGCGGCCAAGCCGTGAGCGTTTTCAGCAGTCACTTTGTGACCCCATTCAACGATCAACATGCGCTTTTCAGCGTCACCAGTCTTAGCCAATTCGACTTGCTGGTAAGGGCGCAAGACAGTCATCTTGGCGTAGTCAGGATCGATCACCCATGCATCGCGCTCACGCTGGAATCTATTCGCGATCACCTGCACATTTCCGAAGTCACTGACGTAGATGTCAACTGCGCCGACCAGTGTTGCAGGCTTTGCACCACCATCGATGTTGAAACGGCTGGAAGCGATACCAGAGAAGCCTGACACGCGCTGCTTGTTAACAGGACCGCACATCAAAATCTTAGGTGTACCACCAGCTGTCCACACTTTCTGAATCACATTTTTCAAAATGGTTTCAGTGAATGTGCGCACATTGCCATCTGTACGGGCGCTGTTTGGCAGCGTTGTGTAAGATGGGTCAACACCATTGGTCTGCTTGTCGGTGTTTGTTTTAACAAACGCGCCCAAAGAGGCCGTAGCACGGGCAGTAGTCGAATCACCAGCCACAGCGATAGCGCCATTAAGCATGGAGAATTCTTGATCGCGCTTCATCTCAGCGCCACGCTTGGCGATTTGATAAGCCAATTCACTGCGGCGACCAGCCTTGTTCACCACTTCTTCAGTTGCTGACAAGATGATTGTCTTGCGTGAAATCTGTGCGTAGTTTTGCAAACGCACAGTAGCTGTCACAGCGTCAAACGATGCAACATCATCACCCTCAAGCTGTGCATTGGCAGCGGCTGCGGCCAATGTATCAGTCTGCCACTCATACAAACTATTGGACACGTTCTCACGGCCAATATTGCTCATGTAAGGCGTTTCTTCTGGTGCAATATTTGTGATCACATTGCTCAAATCTTCCCGGATACCCTTTGCAGAGTATGTCAAAAATGTATTGCTAACGATAGCCATAATTTCCTCATTTCAATAAAAGTTCAATTGCAGAGACCGCATCATCAATGCGGCCAGTTTTTGCAAGACGCTGCTTTGCGCGTGTACTTTCAGTTGTTGTCGAAACCCGACCAGCTGCACCAGGCTTGGCTGGTCGTGGGCCATTGTTCACCACAGGCTTAATGCCTTGGCGTTTACTTACCATCTGGTCAAACAGTGCTGCTTTGCGCAGCAATAAGACCAGTCGGTGGTCGTAAACACTCTTCAAGTCTTCATCGGTGAAGCCTGCTGCCTTCGCAGACTCAATCACCAGCGCCTTTTCGGCCTTTGCCTTCTTGGGGTCTTTCCATTCGGGCAAAGCTGCTAATAAGGCTTCTTGCTGGCTGGCAAGTTGGGCCTCCATAGCACGCTGCTGCTCATACTGAGAAACTTGAGATAGTCGCTGCTGTTCGGATTGAATAGCAGCCATTTTCTCTTGTCGCTCGCGCATGACTTCCTTCTGCCTAACCCATTCAATTGGGTCCTCGTTATAGAGGCGATCCAAATCAACTTGAGGCTCTGAAGACTGAAGTTGGGCTTGCAATGCTCCCAACAATTGAGCGTACTGTTCACGCTCGGCCCGGACTGCTTGCGTCTCTTGCTCGACTTGCTTTCGCACTTCGGCAATCTGCTGCGTTTTCCGGGTGTAGTCCTGGGTCCTGGAGTAGCCTTTCTGAAGCTCGTCTAGCGTTACAGAAACTTCCTTGCCGTCAACTTTGACAGTGAAAGTCTGCTGCTGTTCTTGCTCTTCTGGCTCTTCCTCTTCCTCGGACTGTTCTTCTGAGGTCTCTTCCTCTGGCGCGTCTTCCACACCAGACTCATCCTCCTCAGAAGCCGCTGTCTCGGTGTCCTCTTCGGACTCCTCGACTGGCTGCGTCTCGTCAACTTGCGCTTGTCCTTCATCAGGGGCCAACATTGCCGAGATAGCATTGGTCGCATCGACCATGTTCATTGCTTGAATTTCTGCCATAGTATTTTCTTAAATTAGATTTTTCTGCGATTTGCTGATTGCATTCTGTGCAATTTTCCCGTTGTCCATCATTTTGATCAACTCTTGTCGCAGGCCATCAATGGCCTGGAGCATGCACCATGCTGTTTCGCGTTTCGCAGACTCTTCGGGTTTCGATGAACGAAATGCCCAAAGTTGGTCATTTTCCAATTTTGCAATTGCAGTGTTGAGGGTTTCATCCTCAAGAATCTGCTGGGCCTTGCGGCCCTTTCTTACCTGGTCTTCGTTTGTACTCACTGAGCCATTCCATTAAAGGTTGATGGGGGCATCATCTCAGGCGCTGGTGGCTGCGGCTGCTGCACAAACTGTGCTGCTTGCTGCTGGGCCAACAGTGCCTGTTGACGCATCGCTTCACGATCAATATTTTGCGCAGCATCAATTTCCGCTGTGCTGATCTGTGATTTGTACTTTAACTCAATTTCATACTTTTTGAGATACATATCTTGGGCCATTTTGTCACGGGCCAGGTCATCATCCAAAAGCATTTGCTGGCGCTTGAGTTCCAGCTCGGCTGCTTTCTTCTGGATGTCGGCCTTGATACTTTCAGCTTGGACCTGAGCCAGCACCTCTTCTGGTGTGGGCTTTGGCGTGGGTGTGGGTGGCACATAGTCGGCAGGGATGTCCTGGAAATAGCTCGATGCATCCTTAAAGCCTGACAGCTCCACAATCTTGCGCAGTGTGTTGCTGAATTGCTGTGGCGTGACCAATGGATTCTGAGGGCCGAGCTGCTGCAAGATTTGCTCTTGTTTAGACATGATCATCATCAACGCTTGCATGCGCTCATTGGTGTCGCCATTGCCCAGGGCGATATTGATGCTGGCATCCATGCTCGAATCCCAGAATCTTGGGTCAATCTGCACCCATTCATTGCGCATGCGCACCATGCGTGCTTTGTCCTGATGTGTTGTGGCCAAGAACAAAATTCCCTTGAAGAGCTTTTTCATGCCTTCAGCCAGGATTCGAGCTGTCAGCTCAATGCGGCCTTGGCTGGCGCTGATCGTGGCATTCACGGCTGCCTTGGTGCTTGACTGCAATGCGTCAGCATTCAGACCCATGGCGGCCTTGCTCATGCCGGTGCGATCTTCCTTGATCTGGTCCATGTATTCCATCATCGGGAATGCAGCCTGGCCAACAAATGGTGTTGTCAAAGGCTGGACCATGCCAGGCGCTCTCATGCGAATAATCGCACCCGTCTCATTGTTCAAGACATCGTCAATGTTGACCTGGCCTTCGACCACTGCTGTGCGTGGGTGAATGCTCTGGGCCAGGCTGTCCAATGTGTTGCGGAGAATCTCAGACTTGATCTCTTGCAAGTCACGGGTGATGTCAAAAATTGACATCGCCTCCAGGGGGCTGGTGTGTGGCTCTGGGTCACATGGAAAGTCAGCAAAGGGAATGTAGCTGGCTGGCAGATTGCGCACCACCTTATAGCCACCACCCATGCAGCAGACCTTGCGCAGCTCGGCAATGCCATCACCATCGTAGTCCACACGGGAATAAGCCTCGATGTACAGCACTCTGCGCATCATCGGATTGGCAGCGTCATTTGTGCCGAATGTTGTGGACAGTGGCTGACGCGCCAAATACTCGTCATTGCTGTCCAAATCTGTCGTTGACAGATTCTCTTCAATCTCTTCCTGGTCATAACCCATGGCCATCAAATCAGCCACTGTGGCCATCTGGCGATGGGCAATGATGGTCGAATCGTCAAACGACCTGGCGCGTCTGTCCAGCAGCAGCTCCTCTGGTGGCACGGCCATAATCTTGATTCGGCCATCCTTTGTGATGCGCTTGATCTGCACATCGTGGATCATCGGTGCAGGCATGACCATTGGCTGGCCAGTCGTTTGGTCGACTGTCATCAGCTGCGCTTCATCAATTTCTGGGTCAGGGTAAGACACCACAATCTTGACTTCAGCACCAGGCTCTTGCATCAGCATCTCAAGGGTCTGGTCATCCAGGCCGGAATATTCCTCAATCCGGACCTTCTCTTCATCTTCCCACCAGAATTTGGCAATGCCGCATTTGCGCACCAGGGCATCTTTGAAGATGGCGTAACTGGTCAAAAAGCCGTTGTTGTCATTCTGGAAAACATAGTTTGCATAGTCTGTCGCCTGCTGTGCCATCTTCACATCTTCTGGGCCACGGGGTACAAACTCGACCACATTCTCAGAATTGAAAAACACACGCATCAGGCTTGGCAGCATGGCCGAGACAGTGTCCCGAACCTCCATGGCCACCACCTTGCTGTTGCCTTCGACCTCATTGCCGAATAAATCACCGCGATAGTATTCAGTCCCTTTGGCGCGTGTGGGTGACAGATCACTGTCAACATAGCTCACCGCATCAGTCAGGTCTTGCGTGATGATGCTTTGCAGCTCGGCATCATCCATCGGCTGCTTGGCTGCAATGTCTGTCGATAGGTTTTCAGTGATATTTTGCTCAATCATGGCTTGACCTTTGTTAGAACCACATACATGGAGTCCACAGCCCGTGGCGTGCGAACGATTTGATCTTCTGGTAATTCTAGTGCTTCCCCGAGCTTTGAGAGCCTCATTTCAAAGGTAGTCATCTCAAACCGATCTGGCCAGCCTAGATACCAATGCCACTCGGTGTAATACTTCCAAGAATTCTCGTTGAATGCCCGGACATGTGTCGGGTCTTGCCAAGCGCCAAGACTTAGCTCATAAGGCACATGAATCCGCATCTCACCGCCCACCTTCAGCAGCTCTTTGCAGTTGGTCATGGCATCGACCAGGTTTGGAATGTGTTCCAGGACATCATTGGCCAGGATCGTTTCAAACATTCCTGGCACGATCTCCAGCTGGCCAAAGCGCGTCTCTAGCGTGTCGCCCCATTTGACCTTGCTGATGTCCACCAGCCAATCAGGATTCTTGCTGGCCTGGATATCTGCATTGAGATATTCAGCGCACCAGTCTTTACCGGAGCCTAGATTAAGAATCAAACCAGGCACTCGCATAAGTTGGTCGATTCTCTCTGAGCCATGGCAGCGCATCCTCATGGAGCTTCTGCGCATTAAAGCCAATCGTGTTTGAGCCAATATGGTGGACATAGCTGGCGCTTACAAAATGCGAATAGCCTTTCTCAATCAAGTCCCTACAATGCACATCATCGCTGTACCAATTCAGAGGGGGAAACTTTGCCTCTTCAAATGCATCACTTGATATCCATGCAAATATTGGGCTGATCTCCTCGGCCATCTTGATGTGGGCCTCAGACGGGAATTTATAGAAGTTCAAACGCTCTGGCTGCTCAGTGATCCGCACATTCTGACAAGGCCGGGCTGCATCAGTCCTGGATGCCACCCACCCAGGCTTGACGCTGTGCATGGTCTTGATGATGGCCACATCCTCCATCAGTGTCTTCACACTGCTCGGTGTCAGCACAATGTCATCATTGGCCACAATGCATGAGGACCAGTCTTTCAGCGCTGCCTGGATGATCTCGTTGTAGTCATCGCCAAAGTTGCTTGGCTGGCCATAAATCTTGTGATCAGCCTGGAAATTCTCAATCACCGACTCTGGACCGCGCAGATAGACCGGACACTCTGGCGCGTACTGCTTAATGGACTCCAGCAGCACAGCCAGGCCATGACCCTTGACTGTGGCAATGACAATTGGACAAATCATTTCTTAGCCTTATTCCTGGCACTGATTGCAGCCGACTTGGCTTTTGCGTCAGCCTTAGAGCTTGCACCCCATGCCTTGAGACTCAGCAGCAGCCTGGTCGGCTCGCCACCTTTGTACTCAGGCCCAGGCATGCTGCCCATGCGTGCCAGGAAACTGGCGCGTCTGGGGTTGTCGCCAGACTTGACTGGCGCTTTGAGGTCCATGCCAGCAGCCTTGGCACTGGCACGGCCCTTGGCGTTTAAGCCGCCCGATGGGCTTTTGCCCTCTTTACGCTGCCAAGCTGGTGTCTTCATTTCTTTGGCTTCTTTGCAGTCTTGGCCGCAGCCTTGAAGTCAGCAGCTGTTGGCGCGCCTTTAGTGCCAGGCTTGCGCATCTTCTCTTTGCTGCCAGATTTGATGCGCTCTTGTTTGGCGTGAATGTTGGCGTAGAGTCCAGGCTTCATTCCTCTTCTCCCTCTTCATAGTCTTCCATCTCTTCGCCCTCTTGCTCACCCGTATTCGGGCCACCCACCACCCATGCGTCACATGTCCGGCTGGCTGCACACTTG